GCTTTTGTTTCGCCATGCCCAAACTGCCACGGTTGTATAATCTGCGTTTGTTTTTGCCCTATAATTTCCTTTGCATATTTGTGCATGACAGGGTTTTCAATACAAATTCTATCAATATTGCTGTCAAGCAACTGTTTGAAAAATTCTGCACCCTCCCGCATTTCATCCCACAAATTACGCTCATTAAGCCAACGAACGCCAGAATTGCAAAGCCTTGTGCATGGCGGATGCGCTATCATCATATCCCATCCGTCGTTGATAATATCAAAAACGTCGCCCTGATAATGCGGCCCCGGTTTTTCAGTTGGAAGTAGATCACATGAAATAGCATCATGTCCAGCGGCAATAAACGCATCCCGGACAACGCCGGAATATTCACAAGCGATTAGTATTTTTAGTTGTTCCATTTTATTTCATTCTAAAAGTGACCATTCCGACAACGGCAGTATCAAAAATACGAATTACGTTTGAAAGTTCAGGCTCCTTTAAATAAACAACTCGAAGTTTAAATTCGTCGTATGCGGTTTTTGCATACTGCTCAATTTCTTTGCGGGATGAAAATTTGTGTAGTTGCATATCAAAACGGCAGCGTTTTTGTCCATTCAATGTACGCGGCGGCGCAAGTTTCAGGGAAATCAACCCCTTTATGTCGCCCGGCGCTTGTCCAAATCTCAAACGAGCTATGCTCAAAGATAACGATTACCCGGTCAATAATTTGCCGAATTATTTGGTTCCCGGTTGGCCTAAATGCAATATTTGGCGACGCCTTTTGATGCTCTTTTGGCTGCGGGAATCCGGCTTCGCGCAATAATTGGGCTGTTGCTTCGGACACTATTTCTTGTTTCATTATCACGGTTTAAGTTCCAATGATTGTTTCCAGTCTATGCCGGCCATGTCGGCGATTTTTCCGCAATATTGGCTCATTGAGTACCAAACATTAGACGATGCTCTCCGCTCTGATTGTGCCATAAAAAAAAAGCAACATTGCCCATCTTCATCAATCGCCCGCGCAAATACCCCCTCCGGCGCGTTCTCCCACGTGGCTTCCTCCGGCCACGGGATCGGGGGAAGGTGAAATTCTCCGTTTTTGACGTCGGCATGAACACTGTTCCAATATGAAAAATTTTGCGGTGTTTCATGCCAAATAAATCCTAAGCCAATGGCCTCCGCAAGCGAACCAACTATCTCGTTCCCATAAAACTGGTCATTGTTTTTTGCGTTTTCAATCGCTTGAGACATGTACGGCTCAGGCAGTTGGTTAAACCATTCGAGGATTGTTTTTTCTTCGTTTTTCATTGTTTGCGTTTTAGATTTAGCGTTTTGATTCACCAGGCATCAGCACCCCCGTACACATGGCACGAAGGCGGTCAGATACCATCGGTTATTTTGAATATTTTGTAAGTGATTCTAAAACCAGCATTTTTTCGTACACATAAACCGCATAAGCCTTTAATTTTTCGGGGAAAATATCAGGGGTTTTGCTAAGTTCAACCCGCACCTTTTCTACCTCATTCGCACTCAAAAAAAGCCCCGATACTTCGCGCTTTGCTTTCGACACCGCAATATTCTTTGCCTGCAACCAAAGAGGCGGCTTATTTATGCCTTGCTTTATCCATCCTCTTTCATCGCAAATCCGATACCACCCCCCAGGAACTTGCTCCCATTTTTCAATCATATCGTTTTTTTCAAGCAGCGATTTTATCCGGTTAACCTCAAACTCAAAATACTGTTTTTGAGCCTCAATGCGTTCCGCATTTTCTTGTTCTGCTTTTACCGCCTCTCGCTCCAAAATTATAGCAGCAGTGATCTTTTGGCGATATTCCATGTATGCCGCCATGACCCGGCCCAAAATTTCCAGCGTAAACACGCCTTTGTATGCTATTATGTTTTCGCCTGTTTTCCCGGCGGCTGAAAGCGAAAAGGCATTGCGCACTTCCTCAACTCCGATGCCTGAAAATTCACGCGCTAAGAATCGCGCACATTCAGACCAAAAGGCGGGGGTTGTTTGCTCGACATTTGCACCGCAATAGGCCCGCGCAACCGACTGCATTACGACAATGGCGGCGGCGGTGTACTTTTGCGCATCCATGCTGCGTATAGGCATTTGCATACCCACATAAACAGCCTCAATATCCTGTACTGCCACCGAATTGCCCTGCCTGTTGAGCGTATTCAAGAGCGCGGCGAAGGGAATCGTTTGCAAGTTGTTCAGCGCTTGAGTTTGTATTTGCAGTTCCATTTTTGAAATTCTTTGCTTTTGAAATCCATCCCGGGAACTTTGTTTTAAACCAAAATTCAGGGCGTGTTATGCTTAGGTGTTCAGGGCTTGTAGATTGGTAATATGAAAAAAACTCTCTGAACTCTTTTACAAGGTCTTGAGGGGTTCCGCTCCATCTGGCATTTTCGCACCACATTTGCACGGTATAGGCATTTCGCTGCATAAAATCAACGGCTATTTGGGTAGCGGTTTCAACCGGGTTCGGGTCGTCGGAGCGTATTGCCTCCTGTGGCTTATCTGCTTCAAAATATTCATTAACCGCTTTTTCGTACTCGGCTCGCGTCGGCCGGCCCCCAGGTGCATCCTGTTCCGTTTTTCCGATGTTTACTGAAACAGGATTTTCGTTTATTTCAATCGCGCCGATTTTTTTAAAGTTTGAATCGGTTTCGTTTCCATCGAATTTTTCGGGGGCGCTACTCTCATTTAAACTTGCATTTAAACCTTTTCTTTTATCTTGTATTTCGGGTAAACCCCGTTTACCCCCCCCGTCAGTCCCGTTTACCCCTACCCGTAAACCCCGTTTACCCCCCCCGTCAGTCCCGTTTACCCCCTCATCTTGATAAAATCTGTCATTTATCAGGCGAATTTTGGAGCGATAACCGGGTATTTTTTCGATTTTGATAAACCCTAATTGCTCAAGTTTTGAAAAGTAGAACGACACATTTTGAACGGTACAGGATAGCCATTCTGCAAAGTGTTTTCGGCTTGCGTCGCAGTACCCGCGCGCTTTACTCAAAGCGTCAATTTCGCCTAAAATCATCTTTTCGGCTGGGATCAATTCTTTTGACACCCAAATATGAGCGGGAATAAATACTCCGGTGAACTCTCGTTTATCGCTCATTTTGTTGGGTATTTTTGTTGTCTACATAATCGGAAACAAGGCTCTTTGCTTTCGCAAGCAATGTAATTGCATCTGTTAAAATTGGGTCTGCTGGCATGGCTTCAACTTCTAATATTGCCTCATATATCTGTTGTTCTGCCGGAACCCATAAATCTTGCCTGTCTTTTCTTGCAATATCGTGCATAACGCCAAATAAAAAAGCCCTTGAAATTTGAGCGGCGGCTTGGAGGGCCAGACAACGGGGAACGATCCCGTTTACCGCTCAAACTGCAAGGGCAGATGAACAAAAGTTTCTTTTCCCATCGTTCGGGCATTGGTCAACCGGCTTCCACCCCGGCGGCGCTCTGTTGCGCATTGCAAATATACGAACACTTTTCGTATAGTGCAAGAAAATTTACAGCGAATCAAAACCAACCGGCTGCCAATTTTTACCGTCGGTCGTGTAAGTAAGATTGCCCATTCGAAAAACTACCATTCCATCCTGCCAATGGTTTTCAGGGTCAAAGTGCGTGGTTAAAAATGGGCGATGGTTTGGCTGTGTGACTAAGTACATGGCGGTTGTGTTTTAAAGGAGTGTAAGTTGGCGTTTTTCTTCCACAACAGAAGCAAGGTTCTTTTTTGCCTCATTGTAATACGATTCCTTTAATTCAAACCCTATCCCTTTACGACCCATTTTAACAGCTTGGTAAACCTCGCTACCTATACCCATAAACGGCGTAAAAACAACATCGCCTTTATTTGTATAAAGATGGATAGCGCGTTCGATTGTGTCAAGTTGAAGCGGGCAAATGTGCTTTTCGTCGTTTTCTGCACGCGCATAGCGCCCTTGCAACGTATTGCCGTAGTTTATATCCATCCAAACCGGAGAAGCGTATTTTTGCCAAAGGTCAACCGGAATATCTGTGTTTTGTACCGGGTCTGTTCTGTCGCCATCTTTTCGGAAAATAAGCAGATAGTCAGGAATACCAACGCGGCTCATCGTGCTGTCTTTTTTGATCTGTTTGTGAAGCAATCCAAGCGCTTTTGTACGCTGCATTTCTACAACCGGGTCTTTCCAGATGGTTACACGGGAATGGTAAACAAATCCGGCATCTTCAAAAGCGCGCAAAATCATGCCCGAAAAGTCGCGCAACCCGATAAACCCCTCTTTGCCTTTTTGAATTGGTAAATCCATGCAATGTACGGCAACATTTCGGCCTTGTTTCATTACCCGGTACAATTCCCGAACCAAAAAACCAAACTGCGTTAAAAACTCATTGTAGTCTTTTGAATTTCCCATGTCCTCGACATGGCTTGAATATGTGTACAATTCTGCAAAAGGCGGGGAAAATATCGAAAAGCCTACTGTTTCATCAGGAATAGACTGGATAAGTTGCACGCAGTCGCCCCGGAATATTTTGTACCAGTCATTTGTTACGGATTGGATGTCGAAACTTGCAGGAGTTTCCAGCGCCCCGCTCATGTGTGCGTTTATGGCCGCCGCCATTTCTTGTTGCATTGCGATAAATTGCTTTTGTTTGGTTTCGATTGCCTGCATTACATTTGACATTGTATCTGTCGTAATCAGGTAGATGTTTACTTTGCTTTTTTGACCGAAACGATAAGACCGCCGAATCGACTGATAAAGCGATTCAAAAGAAAAGTCAAGGCTTGCAAATATTTGATTGTGGCAATTCTGGAAATTCATACCCATTGCAGCAATTTTGCTTTTGGTAATCAGTACGCGAAATTCACCATTTGCAAATCCAAGCAGCATTTTCTTTTTATACTCGTTTGTATCGGAGCCGGATACCTCAATAGCGCCGGGTATGTGCTTTTTAAGGTATTCACCTTCCTCATTGTGCTTTACCCAAATTATAAACGTTTCATCGCTGGAATTGACAATATCAATAACCTCGCTCATTCGCTCTAATTTGGTGATACGCAATTCGGCATTAAAATTCGTTGCGCTTATCGCTGTTTCATTGAACAGTTGGCCGTTATCGCGCTGTTTTGTTACAATCTGTTTTTCAATAAGGTTTAAACCCGGTAAATCATATCCAGGCATTTCAAAGCCAATATCTTTTGGGTCATTCAGCATAATCGACCAGCTTCCAACAAATTGCCAAAATTCTTTTTTCGCGTGGCCCTTAATGCGCCATTTTGACGTTTCGCCGCCGTCGTGTACAAAATACATTGCAAGCATTT